TACAAATAGCTTGGTCAGGTAAGGATGCTTTAAGTGATTCAGACCCAGACAAAGTAGTAAGTGGTGGTGATTTTAACACTGAGTTTCTTGCGGTTAAGACTGCTGTTAACTCTAAAGCAGATTTAGGTGGAAGTTCTTCACAAGCCTTTGCCTCAACAACAGCTAGTGTAGGAGATAATACAACACAAGTAGCAACTACTGCTTTTGTTACGTCAGCATTAGCAGCACAAGTTGCTTATCCAGTAGGAGCTATCTTTACAACAACAACAGTTTATGCTAATTCAGCAGCAGTTGTAAACGCAATAGGTGGCACAACTTGGACAGCGTTTGGTGCTGGTAAAGTTCTTGTTGGTGTTGATGCTAGTGATTCTGATTTTAATACAGTAGAAGAAACAGGCGGTGCTAAGACACATACCTTATCTATTGCTGAACTTCCTGCTCACACGCACAGTTATGATAGACAAAATACATCTACTGATAATATTAGTATTGACGACATAACTAGAACAACAGGTGGAAACTCAGGTGCTACTTCAGGTGCAACAGGTAGCGGTAGCGCACACAACAACGTACAACCATATATAACTGTATATATGTGGAAAAGAACTCAATAGGAGATAAGTAATGGCACCATGGATGATTCAATTAGGAGCTACTGCATTAGGAGGAATCTTAGGAAGTAGACAAGCAAAGAAAGCACAGGGAGCAGCTAATCAACAAGCTGACTGGGCAATGGACCAGAGTCAACAGCAAGCCTATCAAGGATTGTTTGGTGGCTATGACCCTGACAGTGGTGAATACCTAAACACTGCATGGGGTGATAGGATGAACCAGTATATGAACAGAAGCACAAACGCTGCTGATAGGATTCAAGACTTTAGTCCTGAGGAATATGCACAAAACATGTATGACACAGATTTAGCATTATTAAATCCTGAGTTAGAACAACAAGCTTTAGGAATGGAATCAAGATTAGCTCAACAAGGTCGTTTAGGTTCCTCAGGTGGAGCAGGTCAGTACAGTGGTTTAATGCAAGCACAGAACATGAACAGAATGAAACTACGTCAGCAATCATACGGTAAATCACAAGACCAGTTAGATAACATGAGACGTAGAGAATATGAAGATACTATGGCTGCTCAGGGAATTGGTAAATTAGCTGGTAATTATGGCAACATGTCTTTAGACCAAGCAAGGTTCAGAAGTGGTAACGCTTGGCAGGCAGCCAATATGAAGTCAGGTGCTGCGTTAGGAAGAGCAGGAGCTAATGCTGGTTTTATTAACAGTGCTTTAACTGGATTTAATAGCCAAGGTTATGGAAATGAAGGTGAACAAAGCATGTGGGGTCAAATGATGGCCGACTATAATGCAAACAGATAAGGAATAGATATGGCAACAGATGGAATGTTTAATAACTATACTAAAGCAGTAACAGATGAAACTGCTCTGAGAAGGCAGTCAGCTAATACAAATGGCATGACTGGTTGGGCAGCAATTACTAATGCCATGTCTGGTATAGGTAGTGAGCTTGGTTATTCAGCTGGAAAAGCCTTTGGTGGTCAGACTCCGGCTGAAGCAGAGAGTGCTAAGTTTGATGCAGTCATGGCTAGTGTTCCTGACTTTGACCCTACAAATCCTGAGAGCATGAGACTTATGTCCTCTGCCTTATATTCCGCAGGTTTCTATAATGAAAGTATGGAGCTGTTAACACAGTCTAATATCTTTACTAGAAATTTAGCAGAGGTAGCTGCAATTGAAGCTGGAACAGTGGCAACTCTAGGTAATTTAAATGTAGCTGAAATGAAACTTGAATTAGAAAAAGAATTTAAAGGCTCACAGATGGACCAAATTGATGCTAGTATTGCTTCTATAATTAGAGGTGATGATAGAGACGATGTTCTTGCAGACTTGAAGAAAGATTTTAATGGTGCTCAAATACTTCAAATTGAACAACTTATTAAAGCTTCTGTTAACCAAGAAGATATAAGAACTAAAAACTTTGACCTTAGTAAAAACATTAACGAAGCTCAAGTAGAAGAAATTACTCAACAGATTTTAAATCTTAAATCTGATGTTGAGGTTGATGCTTCTCAAATTGCATCTGCACAGCAAAACATTTTACAGAGTGAAGCTCTTATTAAAGACATGAAAATGTCTGAGGTTGCGAAAAGCTGGGAGTTTGCTCAAGCAAATGGTAATTATGAAGGAAGCTTTACAGAGTATCAAACACTCATGGCTAATTTAAAAACTGTTCAAGCGGAAGGCTCAATTAATCTTTATGATTATGCTAAGACTAAAGCAGGTGGTGAATATAAAGGAACACTAGAAGAGTTTGTAACTAGTATTACTGGTGTGGATTATAAACAACAAGTAGCCGGAGTTATAGCTGCTACTGCTGACCAGAATACTAGTTATTATAATATGACTACACCTATACAAACAAAACTTGTTGGTTTTTTAGAAGATGAAATTGACCAAGGTTTCTTCTCTAGGCGTGGAGATAAGGTTCCTCCTACTGATGTTGAAATGCCAGCTTTAGCTGATAAAATATATCAAATAGCAAAGAATACAGGCAAGACTCCTGAAGTTGTTTGGCAACATTATAAGAGAGATGTAGATTATATAATGGAACTTCAAATAACAAAGTCATTAAAACCTTATAAGTCTACTACTCAAAGCTCTAGTGGTGGGAGTAGTGCTATTATATTGGATGATAGTTAAATGGGAGCTAGGGTACCCTCTGGCTTTACCTCAAGAGCTCAGTGGCAAAAATCAAAGTTTCCAGAACTAGCTAATAGTGTCCCAGTAGCTGGAGAGGTAGCTGTTGATACTACTATTGGTGGCTTTCAACCTGTATTGTTTGAAAAAGAACAAAAGCCAATGCAGTTTGGTGGAGCTAGAGTTAGTCTTGATGATGTAGCACGAGCAAATGAAGAGTTTAGTAATGACGGTCTTGCTGCTGATTATTGGAAAGGAACTTATAAGAAAAAAAGAGAGGAGTATGAAACTCTCTGGAATCAATTTAATGATGCTGGTAATGAAGATAATAAAATAGCTTTAAACAATCAGTATCAATCTATCTTAAACAAAAGAAAAGAATACAACATGGATTATAGTTGTACTCTTGATGGTCAATGTCCGGAAGGTTCTAAAGATTTATTAAATGACTTGAGTGAGTCTTGGACATTAAACGATTTAAAAAGTAATAGACCTTTGCTTGAATCAATACAAAGAACTAATGGTGCTTATAATAATGATGGTAAGTTAAAAACAAAAACAGAACTAATAGATGAGTTTATAAGAGACCAGCAATTTATTGAATATAATTTAACTGCAAAAGGTATGAAGGCTGTTGAGCTTGCTGGCTTTGATGAACAAGAAAAAACAGACTTAGCTCTACAATGGATTTCCTTTCAAAAAACATACGGAACAGAAAGTGATGGAGGTATCTCTACACAGGCTAATGTAGAAAACATAGGTGGTGCAATCTTATCTGACCCTGTTAATGTTGGTGGCGGTGTTCTAGTAAGAGGTGTTTTTCGAGGAGCTATGAAAGCTTTTGGAAAAAACGTAGGTAAGGATGTAACAAAACTTGGTGTTAAAAGTTGGTTAAAGACTAGGGCTGGTGGTTCTGGAGCTGGTTGGGGTTCTTCATTCATGGCTGCTGATAGTTTAAGTGACCAGAATATTTTAATACAAGCTGATTTACAGACAGATATAAACTGGGGAAGGGTAGGTTTTGACACAGCTATGGGAGCTGCAACAGGCTTTGGTATAGGTTTTGGTCTTGTTGGTGCAGCTCAGCTAACTGGAGGAACTGTACGTGCTCTTAAAAACAATGCTGAAAGGTATCGTATACAACAGAATTTAAGTGACCAAGAGTTTATAGAACAAACTGCTCTTGCTGTTACAACTAAAGATGGTGCAAAAACTTTTTTAAAAGCTATAGGCTGGGATAAAGAAAGCCTTGCTGTAGAAATGAAGAAGATTAAAAAACTTGAGAAAGAAGGTTTTAAAAATCTACAAGATGTTTATGATGTTCCTACTGTTGTAAGAAACTCTGAGGAATCTATCTTTGCATCTAAGTTAAACCAAGAAGAGTTTGCTCAGATACCACAAGGTCTACCAACAGGTGCTACACTTACTGAAAAAACAATAGCACTTGCTAAGGAGCCTCTTATAAAGGTTGCTAAAAACAATGCTCAAGCTCAGAAAAATATAGATATATTAGAAGCTAAGAAACTTGTTGATGATGAAGCAGCAATGTTTGATTCATTAGCGGAAGATATGGTTACTGTTCCTAACACAATTATTCCTGCATATAACCAATGGGGTTACAATACCTATAAGTTTTTAAACGATACATTTAAAGATGGTTTTACAAACACTCTTTATAAAGATATGAAGTTAGTATACTCAGGTGCTCGTGGACTTGCTGAATCAATGCAAGGAGCTAACATGTCTATAGATATAAATCTGTCCAGAATTAATGGTAAGATTAAAGAATTTATTACAAAGAATGAAGATAAACTTGGCAATGTTAATAAAATTTTAGGGGAAGGAATAGGTTCAAAAAATCTTAACAAAGAACAGAAGCAACTTGTTAATGAAATACTAAGGAATAAAAAGATTGTTCTTACTGACCTTCGTAAAGCTGGAGTTTTAAATAAAACAGAATATAAAAACTTTATGAAGGATGATTCATATGTTCCTAGAGTTTGGAACCATGCTTATTTATCTAGCACGCCCGGTTCAGAAGCTTTCCACGCTTACTTAACTGCTATGCATAAGGTTGCTCCTGAAGATGCTGCTAAAATTATTAGTAATATTATTGGTGATGAAAAATATACTCAACAAGTTTTAACGCAACTAAGAAAAGGTAGCTGGACTAAGAAGGATGTTAAATCACTTTGGAATTTTAATGCTATGGAAGCTGGTGATGTTAAACGTTCTTCTCATGTAGAAAAGAAAAGAAAACTTGATATTCCTGCTAATCTTGAAAGAACTCTTGACCCCTACATGGCAAAGCCTGTTGATAGGTGGGCAATGTTCTTTAGTGATACTGTTAAACGTTCTGAGTATGCAAAAAGATTTGGAGCTAATGATGAGAAAGTTGTAGACTTTATAAAGAAAATGAAGAAGGAAGCTAAGAAAGAAAAGGACCCTTTAAAAGCAGCAACAAAAGACAGAGCAGCAAATGATGTGTCTGAAATTTATTTTACTACAGTTGGTGATAGAAGTAAGTCAGCAGTAATTAATGAAACAATGGAACAAGCTGTAATAGCTAAGTATGTTTCTAAAGTTAATGCCTTTCAAAACTGGAAGCTAGGGTTAGCTTGGATTCCTAATGGAACACAGGCTTTTGTTAATGGTTCAACAATGGCAGTTAAGAATGCTACTGCTGGTGAGATGTTAATGATGCCAGCAAAAGCTGTTGGTGCTCTTGTTAGGGGTGTTGTTAAAACAAAGCAAGACATGCGAGACGTACATGGTGCAGGTGTTCTAGGTGATATGGAGATAGCAAAGATTTCCACAGAGAATGCTGCTAATGCTAGGATTCTTGATTATCAATTTGGAGGTAAAGACCCTCTTAGTTTTATAGCTAAGACTCTTAATGAGCCTACTCTATTTTTAAGACGTACAGGATTCCTTAGTGTAGAAGAGTGGAACAGAAGGAGTGGTGCTATCTTTGGTTTTGGACATATTAAAAGTGTGCATACTAAATATAAAAAACTAGTAGCAGACGGTAAGATAAATTCTAATAAAGCATTGAAGTTAAAAAAAGAACTAAGAGTGTTTGGAGTTTTAGACCCACTAAAAAAAGAACTAACTGCTGATGAGATTTCAATTGCTGCTCACATCTTTAATAAGAAGGTTAACTTTTCAGGTGAGTCAGCAGAACTTCCAATTAACTGGAGCAAGCCTTGGTGGAAACTAGCTACTAAGTTTAAATCGTTTATGTTTTATCAAGCTAGGTTTTTAAAAAGAGAAGTAGCTGATGAACTTTTTATTCATGGAAATGCTAAGCCTTTATTTATGTACCTAGCTGCTGCTGGTATTGCTGGCGAGGGCATTGAACAATTAAAAAGCACAATAACTGGAAAGGATATTAAAGATAACAGGAACGCATTTGAAATACTAATTAACGGTATAGGTAATTCAGGAGCTTTCGGTTTATACTTTGACACTCTAATGTCTTTAAGCGAAAGAGGAGGTGGAGGTTTGTTACTAGACATAGCAGGACCTTCCGTTGGAGATTTTTTAAACACAGGCTCAGACTTGTTGGGTGGAGATATTGATAGAATTGTATCAAGACTTACTCCTAACATACCGGGTAAATCGTTACTTGAAAGTACGTGGCGTGACCAATAATAATATAAGGAATTAATATGGCAGGATTGTTTAATAGTGGTGGTGACTTCTCTTGGGACTCAAGCACTATCTTTGATAAGGTAGGTAATCAAGAGAAGAGAGAAGAATATCTAACAGAACTTAGTGGAACAGGTAACAATGAAAGGGAGATAGCGAAACAAGTTCAGTCTTTAGATAGGGCTGAGATGGAACAGTTACTGCACCAGATACCAGAGAAAGAAGATAGGGAAGATTATATAAAAACTTATCTTGGCATTAAGAACTACTGATGTTACCGGAAGTTTTAAATCCTTGGGAAAAAGAAAGTGAGGTAGTTCCATTTGATATGGTTCCTCCTACAGCTCCTCCTAAATACTTAGGTATAGTTGGTTTACTTAGTAAGACGTCTATACCTGAGAGAGCCATATCTGCCATTCTAGCCAACATTGATGTTGAGACAGACGGTACCTTTGATTATCAAAAAAATCAAGATAAAGGACCTGCCTATGGACTCTTCCAATTTGATGTTGAACAACAGAATGCTTACTTTAAGGACATAGGAAAGAAAGGAATATTAGATAGCGATGAAGCACAAGTTAATTTTATGGCTGATGCTATATATAATAAAGATAGTACGTGGGATTTAGGATGGGAGGCTAGAGAAGCCTTACAAGAATCTTTTGATACAGGGTCTACCGCTGATATTACTAAAGTTTTTTCTGAGAAATATGAGAAGCCTAAGACCCCTCACATGCAGAAAAGATTAGACTCAGCAGTAGAGATTGAAAAACTTAAAGGATTGTTTTCAAATAAATATCTTACAGCTCCTTAATAGTTTCCATAAGTTTAACTAGAGATACTAGTTGTAACTTACTTGCGTTATTATCACCACCCATTACACTCTTCTTAGGTAACAAAGGTAGTATTTGTTTTAGTTTTTCTACTGGAAAGACAAGACTGCATATAAGCTCATTGTCGACAGTTAAATTGTGAACCCATAGGTCAGCCTCAGTTGCTTCTATTCCGCTTGGTTTGCCATAGCTTTGGCTCTCTATGCAGATGTTACCAGTCTTTGCCCATCTATCTCGTTCAGTTTTTACTTCACAAGTCTTAGCTCCGGAAAACATTTCATCAATGTACTGCTCCCATTGTTTACCGAATGACAAATCAATGTCAAACTTCTTTAATTCTTTTATGTCTGTGCTTTTATTCAAAGGCATTAGTGTTCCTTTTAATTGTTGATAGAGGATTGAGGTCCTGTCCATAGGAACAAGACCCCAGTTAAACGTGTTAGCCACCAACCCATCCGAGTAGTAAACCTGCTATAACAATAGCGAGGAACACTGTTAGACTTTTGTTAGCTAGAACTTCATCAATCATCTCTCTCATACTGACTCCTTTTTTTTAGTTTAACATCTATCTTCTTCAGTATTTTATCTGTTTGTTTCAACAGCCTAGGCACTGACACCTTTTCTTTCCACAGCTTAGCCATGAGATTAACTTTCATGCCTGTTCCTTCATTATACCATAATCTTTAGCCCATCCATCACAAAGATTTGAATCAAAAGGTTTACAAATTAATTGCTCCTCTATTATTGTTGGTAAGTCTTTAGGGCTGTCATCAACCAGCACAAGCCCTACGCCTACCAATAGTATTATTAAAAAATTCATTCTATATCCCTCTCTTCTTCAACTAAATCAACTAATTCACACACACTACCAGTACAGGCTAAAGTCTTAGTGCCTACTGTCATGTCTGTGAGCTCATACTTACTAATCAAATCCCAATCAACAGCCTTAGGCATCTTCTTTAGCAATGCTGTGTACTCTTTCTTAGTACAGTCCTCGTAAGGTGCTTGTTGATATGAGTGGTCAGAGTGTGGTAAAAAAGAAACACCGGATACTTCATCAAAGTGTTTGTATACCCACGCTCCTACTTCCATCCACTCATGTTCCCTTACACTAATTGTTACACTAGGTTTGTGTTCACAGTAATACCTTTGGTAAGTAAGCCACAGTTCTAACTGCTCAATAGCAGACCTAGCATTCCTAAGAACAGCTCCATCAGGTGCTTTCATAGGGAAGGTAAAGACTTTAACGCTCTTAGGTTTCATAACGTCAGCTTCACATGGTATACCTTGGTCCTCCATAAGCTGTGCTATTGGGTCGTTAGAGTCAGCTCTTACCCTGCGTAGGTAGTAGTCGTTGTGTCTAGTATGTATACCACTAGCACTATCAACTAGCTGACTGACTGTACCACTCGGTTTAATAGCAGTAGTAGCAGTAGACTGTTTGATACCTAACAATCCTGACCAGTATTCGTTTGTCTTTACTGTTTCCTTACGTAAGTCAGAAAGAAAATCAGGTAGGTTACGCTTACCATAATATCCTCTATCTCCCTCACTGTTATTCATAAAGCCATTGTCCATAATACCAGTTAAAGACACACCAAGTAATGCTTCTTCCTCTGTGTTGTATACCCACTTAGGGCGTAAGCGTTTGATGTTAGTTAGTGATGCTTGGAACGTACCAAGTATAGTAGCTATCCTAACCTTACGTAACATATCTTTTTGTGTATCCTGTGCTCTGATAACAACCTCGGTTAGATTACAGAACTGTCCATCCCTTAATAGTATTTCGCTACAAGGATTACAACCAAACTCATGGTCGGTATCACGCCTACCATTCTTACCTGCTTGTTTAATTGCAGCTTCTCTATTAAAGATACCACGCTCACCGGACTTAGACTCATACAAAGAAGTCCATTCCTTCATGAAGATACCAATGTCAGGCTTCTCTGTATAACATACGCTGTTGTTACTTAATGCCATCTCAGGAGTATCTGACCACCACTGTCCAGACTTAGCACCACGCATGCGTTCATCAGTTAGGTTAGACAACGACATAAGGGCACTTCGTCTAACACCACCCACTACAACTACTTCTGCAATCTTACACATCATGCGGTGACATTCGTAGCTTGTTAGCTTACGACCACCTGCCTCCTTGAAGATGTTAGTAGAGAAGTTAAACAAATCAAGCAATGGTTCTGGACCACTAGCTCTACCACCAAAGGTAGATAGTCTAGCACCCTTAGGTCTGACCTTAGAGAAATCCCACTTAGGCATCTCACCATCATACAGGTAAGTGATTAGCTTACGGAACGCAGACTGCCAGCCTTCCTTAGAATCCTGGACTACTATGACATCATCAATGTCAACCATGTCTGCTGGTACTTCAGGTAGCTTGTTAACAAACTGTCGTTCAACACTAAAGCCTACACCAGTACCATGCATCAAGATGAATAGACATTCATCAAATGCTTTAGGATGGTCAACACTTAGGTAGGCACAGTTGTACCCAGCTATGTGGTTCTTAGCTAAGGCAGGACCTGCTGTCATTAGAGCTCTCATACTAGGCATAACTTCTAAGTTAAGCACAGCTTGCTCTAATATCTTCCTAGTTTCAGGAACCATCCCGTCTTTCTGGTCAGTGTTTTCCTTCAAGTGCTCATGCATAAAGTCAAAGTAGCGTGCTACTGTTTCCTCCCATGTCTCCCTTCTCTTCTTCTCAGGCAGCCATCGTGCATACCTACTAAGAGCAATGAAGTTTTGGTAATCGTTTGGTAGTTTATTCATCTTCCATCCCTTTAAATTTATCTATGTTATCAATTAACTTGTCGTCAAATCTTTCTATTAGTTCTTCTGGTTCTATTTCTAAGAAGTCACATATTAGACAGACATCAAACTCGTTGGCTATTTTTTCCTTTAGTTCATTCAGTAGTAATGCCATAACGCTTCAGCTCCTTTAGTGTTTTTAGTGTGAACCATTTGAATCCTTCTTTGTCACACCACTCACCCATTGTAATCTTGGAACCCTTTCTAAC